AGGATACACACTCGTTTGAATTCTGGGGGTCTATTATTCAGAACGAAGACTTCCAAAAATATGTAAGCGATAGATACTCTATTGGAGGTGGGTCTCTAATCTCTGATGAAGAGGTAGAAGAAGATGAATGACGATCAGCAGTTTTATATTAAAACGACAGACGGAACATCATTTTGCATTTATGAGTTGACTTTTAATGATGAATCAAGTACAATATCATTTGGTTATGCTCCTGTAGAACAAATTCCTTGCGATAAGGAAGAATATGCTGCAGAAGTGGAACAAATTGTATATAACATCATTATAGACGCTATCAATAATTATTCATGTCCATAGAAAATACTATACTATCAAACCTTGTATATAACGAGGACTTCGCACGAAGATCAATCGTATTCATCAAACCTGAATATTTTCAGGGAAGTGAACAGATTGTGTTTGGAGAGATCCAAAAATTCTACGCAAAGTATAATGGACTACCTACACGAGAAGCTCTCCATATTGCATTGGATGAGAGAGATGATTTAAGTTCAACTGCGTTTGAAGAGTCAGAAGCTCTAGTCAATTCTCTTGTAAAAGAAGATAACACTAATGATGAGTGGCTACTTACAGAGACGGAGAAGTTCTGTAAGGATAAGGCTGTGTATAATGCTATTATGGAATCAATTGCTATTATTGATGATCCAGATGGTAAGAAGTCTCAAGGATCTATTCCCGAGATGTTATCAGACGCATTAGCAGTATCTTTCGACACTCATATCGGCCACGACTTCTTAGAAGATACAAAAGATCGTTTTGATTTTTACCATAGAGATGAAGAGCGCATTCCATTTGATATTGAATATTTAAACAAGATCACGAAAGGTGGTATTCCGCGTAAAACATTGAACATCTTAATGGCAGGTACTGGTGTTGGTAAAACAATTGGTATGTGTCATATGGCAGCGTCTAATCTAACTCTTGGTAAGAACGTGTTGTATATTACTATGGAGATGGCAGAAGAGCGTATCGCAGAAAGAATTGATGCTAACCTAATGGATGTTGAAGTTGATTCGCTTGCTGATATGTCGTACGCTGTTTATCAGAAGAAGGTTGAAAAGATTAAAGAGAAGACAAAAGGTAAATTGATTGTTAAGGAGTTTCCCACATCAACAGCCCACGCAGGTCATTTTCGTCATATTCTAAAAGAGCTTGCTCTCAAGAAGAATTTCAAGCCTGATATTGTGTACATCGATTATTTGAATATTTGCGCTTCACAAAGACTGAATGGATCAAATAATGTAAACAGTTATACGTATGTAAAAGCAATTGCGGAGGAGTTGAGAGGATTAGCTGTAGAGTATAATCTGCCTATTTGGTCTGCTACTCAGGTTAATAGAGTAGGATTCTCTTCATCTGATATGGGACTTGAAGATACATCAGAATCTTTTGGACTACCTGCAACTGCTGATCTATTCTTAGCGCTAATTCAAACAGAAGAGTTGTCTGAATTAGGTCAAATCATGGTAAAACAGTTGAAGAATAGATATGGCGACGAAAACGTTAATAAACGCTTCACAGTAGGTATTAATAAAGCAAAAATGAAGTGGTATGATGTTGAAGAAGATGCACAACATAATATTGCTGATTGTGGTTCAGCTACACCTGATCAAGGAAGTAGTGTGTTTGCTAGTAAAACTGGAGAGAGGAAAGGGAAGTTCAAAGATTTCAAATTATAAATATAGTAGATTATAAGGAGAAATATTTTGAAGCGTTTTCAACAGTATATCACAGAAGCACAAAAATTAACGCACCTTGAACATGTTGAGGACGCTATTTTTGACTTTGGATACGAGGGAGCTGTAGAAGCTCTAAAGATTCTTGAGGACGTGTCTCACTCTCTACATGGGCACACTAAAAAGCCTGTAAACATTCAAGCAAAGGTGGACGGAGCTCCTGCTGTAATTGCTGGTATTAATCCTGAGAATGGTAAATTCTTTGTTGGAACAAAAGCGCTGTTCAACAAAACGCCGAAAATCAACTATACTGATGCTGATATTGATGCAAACCATGGTAAGTCTGCAGGATTAGCTGCCAAACTAAAAGTAGCTCTTCGCGAGTTTCCTAAGCTTGGTCTTAAAGGCGTATATCAAGGCGACTTTATGTACACGCCAGAAGATTTGAAGAAGGAAACGATTGATGGTGAGAAGTATGTTACTTTTACTCCTAACACCATCACATATGCTATTCCGTTAGGCACAGATTTAGCCAAACACATCATAAAATCTAAAGTAGGTATTGTTTGGCATACAACGTATACAGGTAATACTATTGCTGATTTATCTGCCCAATTCAAGATTGATATCTCAGCGATGAAAAAGAGCAAAGATGTTTGGTTTACCGACACTAATTTCACTGATGTATCTGGCACAGCAACGCTAACAGTTGGTGAGATGAAAGCGATTGAAAAATCTCTTCAAGCAGCTCGAAACGAATTGAATAAACTAGACAAACCTTCTCTCGAGGTTTTGTTCGGCAAGACAAAGATTGCTGCTATGGTGAAGATTTACATAAATACTATGGTTCGACAAGGTCAACGTTTCTCTGGTAGACAAAAAGCAATGAGCACATTCATCGACTTTGCAAGAGAGAAGTATCAAAAAGAAATAGACAAATTGAAGTCAGAAAAAGGCAAAGCTAAAAAACAAGTTGAGTTGGATGATTTCTTAAAGAATATTCGAAGCAAGAAGTTAGCAGGCACGTTCGTGTATGCACTTCAGTGGCATGATACCATCATTGATATCAAAATGATTCTTATCAAGAAGATGGAAAAAGTAAACAAGATCCCAGCGTTCATTAAAACTGATAGTGGATATAAAGTAACAGGTCCAGAAGGATTTGTTGCAATCGATACGCTTTCTAATAGTGCTGTGAAATTAGTAGATAGATTAGAATTCAGCAGAGCAAACTTTACTGCAGTTAAGAGTTGGAGTTGATATGAAATCATTTAAAAGCCATTTAACAGAAGCAAAGAGTAAACCAATCGTGTTTACATTTGGTAGATTCAATCCTATTACAAAAGGCCATGGCGAACTGATTGACTATGTTGTCAAGAAGGCGAAAGGTGGTACAGGTATGATCTTTACTTCTCAGTCACAAGATCCTAAGAAGAATCCGTTATCTTATGAAGACAAGATTAAATTCCTAAAGAAGTTTTTCCCAAAAGCAACAATTGTTAAAAACACATCGCTTAAAACACCATTCCAGATTCTAAAGTGGTTATCTGATGAGGGGTATAAGGATGTAACAATGGTTGTTGGTGGTGATCGTGTTGATGAGTTTGAAAAGCGTATTCGTCCGTACGTGAATCATGAGGACCCAAAGAAATCATACAACTTTGATAAGTTTGAAGTAATCAATTCTGGTGCTCGTAAGAAGGGCGTTTCTGGTACTGATATGAGAAATCATGCTAAGAATGATGATTATGAAGCGTTTAGGAAAGGCGCTCCAGGGGGTATTAGCAAGAAGGATTGTGAAGCTTTTTATGCAGCCGTGCGTAAAGGTATGGGACTGAAAGAGTATCTTGAATTTGGTAAGCCCGAGACGACCAAGAATTATAAAGCCAAGACACCAGGTGAACTAGAAGAAGGAACACTCAAAGATATGTTCAAAGCAATCATTGGTAAGAAAATGATGCACAGATTTAATCGTGCTGTACACGAAAAGAAGTATAAACAAGCATTGCAGATTTATCATCAAATGGTCAAGACCTACAACAAGAATCCACAAGCACAGCAATTACCAGGTGTTATTATCACCAATCCAAAAGGACTTGCTTTATCAAAAGCCGCACAAATGGTTGGAATTTCGGCTAGAGAATTAAAGAAAGTTCTTGATAGAGATACTCGATATGAATCCACTGATACGTATAAAGAGTATATCGCAGAGCAAATTACAAAAGCAAATTTGAATGATGTAGAGAAGTTTGCTGATAAGATTTTTGCTAAAGTTGGTATTGATGTTGAATTCACAAGACATTTCCTTGA